GGCATGACAATCCAAGATACTGTTGAATATCCTTTACGCTATATCCGTTCTCATATGCATATTTTCGGAGGTTGTTTCCGGTCTTCTCCATATCGATTATAGTTTTACTTTCAATCATTCGTCCTGTCCCCTTTTATTCTGTAATAATCCTCCATCTCAACATCCAGAGTAACGGCTTTCGGACTGGTGTTGCTCATTCGCTGTAAAAGGCTCACGACTTCGACGTCGTTTTCGTTGAGCAACACCTTGCCACCATCTTCAGCGTCATAATCTACGCGGAATTTAAATCTGATTCGCTTCAGGATGCTTCCATTTTCCTGTCTTTCAGGAAACAGGTCAATCCTTTCAATAAGTGTATATAAAAACTCTTTTCTCTCCAAGTCGGTCATTTCTTCAAACATTTCATCGAATTGGAGAAGAACCTTGCAGAGCTGCTTTGATGTCAGGTTCTCATCATAGGCTCCGGATATCTTATCAGTCACATCATCGATCTTTTCTTCCAGGTCAGCGATCCTGTCATAAAGTGTATCCAGACGGTCTTGCATGTCCTGATACTTTCGATCGTAATGTCTGTCAGTCACATCCAGTCTATCCAGCTGCTGCATCAGCTTATCCTTTGCACCTGTCGCCTGAACCAGCTGAGTCCTGAGACCTTCACGCTCTGCTTCAAAGCTTGATACATCCACCTTCTCATCCAGCTTGCCTCTGATGAAAGCTTCAAACTGTTCATCATTCACCATGTCGTGAATAACACCAATTATTTCGGCATCTGTATCAATCTGGTTTAGCGAAGGTTTGAAATCACATTTCTTACCAGTGCTTTCAATTCGCTTTCGGTGTAAACATCGATAGTAGAATGTGGAATTCACCTTGCCGCTTGGATACTTCTTCCGTCGAACTGTTCCGGCAAGAGAAGCTCCGCAGATCGGGCATTTCAGGATACCTGCCAGAAGATGTTCATGGTCAAGATCATGAATCTTATTCCATTTGACACCAGTCTCTTTTCGCTTCTCACGAGCTTTGTTCCAAGTATCTTCATCTATGATAGCATCATGTCTTCCATCAGCGACAAGATAATCATCCTGCTTAACTCTACGATATTGATCTCTTGTTCCTTTGACTTTTTCTGTGGCACTCTTACCATATACGATCTTACCAACATAGACTGGATTATCAAGTATCTTCATGATATGGCTACGAGTAAAATAACTCACTTCAAAGTCACGGCTCGTATTTTTCGTATAACCATGATCATTCAGATAATTGCTGATTGAGTCCGCGCCCATATCAGAATTGATGAATTTATCGAAGATAACCTTAACGATCTCAGCTTCCTTCGGATCAACAACCAGTTCGCCTTTTTCTCTATCCAGGCGATATCCAAATGGGGCCAAGCCTCCGTTCCACTTACCCTCTCTGGCCTTCTGCTTCCGACCTTCCATTGTCTGAACAAGAATGTTCTCACGCTCAATCTCTGCAACAGCGGAGAGAACGGTGATGGTAAGCTTACCAGAATCCTTGGAAGAATCGATGCCATCCTCAACGCAGATCAGATTCACTCCGTAATCCTGAATATATTGAAGAGAGTTCAATACATCCGCAGCATTTCTTCCAAATCGTGAAAGCTTGAAAACCAGTATGTATGATACTCCGTCTCTGTCATCAGCGATATCCCGAAGCATCTGCGTAAACTCAGGACGACCGGTTATGTTCTTTCCGGATCTTCCTGCATCGCAATACTCCCTGACGACTTCCATTCCCTGATAATCAGCAAACTTGTTAAGTCGCTCTCTCTGAGCTTCCAGACTGTATCCTTCTACCTGCATGGAAGTGGAGACGCGGATATATATGTAGCATTTCTGCTGCTTCTTTTTCTTCTTTTCTGTCATACCGCATCCTCCCTGTACTCGACATCCTGCTCCATCAAATCATAGAACTTCAGTGCCTCCATGATCAGCAGTTCTTTTTCTTTTGTGCACTTCGGCACATGGTTCTTATTCTTCTCTGGTTTATTATATGCTTTTCCGATCTCCAGTCCGTACTTTCTCTTGATTTGTGCGATGTAAAGAGTTGGAACCTTGACGTTATATTTCTCAAGAATATACGCCTTAATATTGGCATATGTTCCTTTTCGTACAATCACCTTCTGACTACCGTCAGCTTGTTTCTTCATGATGATATTGCCTTTGTCCGGCAGATCAATATCTATATCAGCGCAATCAAGCTTGAAAGATATTGTATCTTCTGGCTTAGAAGTCTTAACCAGTGGCTTTCCATCAAATACCATCGGAAATTTGAAGGATATGCTTTTTATAATCTTGCCGTCTGTCCTATCCTCCGGAAAAAGCTCAATTTCATCAACAAATGCCTGGAACATTTCCTTCCGCTCTTCCTCCGACATTTCCTCATACATAAGAGGCAGATTCTCTATAAATGTCATAATCTGAACTGTCGAATCCGCCTTTTGTTTCAGTGCCTCAAGCTTTTTCTTGGTAGCGATAACATCTGTTTCCAAATCATCAATTCGATCATATATGCTGTCGAGCTTATCAGATGTTTCTTCGTATTTCTTGTCATAATCCTTACCAAGAGGATTCAGCCCATCAAGCTTTTCACCAAGCCGGTCTTTGGTCAGCTCCGCTTCCCTAAGCTCCTTACGAAGATCCTGGAGCCGCTTTTCTGTCTTATCAATATTCCCCTGATCACCCAAGGCCACCTGCAAAGCATCTTGGAATTCCTTGTATGTCTGGAGCTTTTGCAGGATCTTCATGACCAAACCATCTATGATTTCCTGATTTAAGCTCTGATCGAAAGGACACGTTTTCCCGTTTTGTCTTGTATTATACCGGCACTTATAGTAATAAATCGGCTTATAGTATCCATCACCTTTCAGGTTCTTCGTTCTACTAATCATCCCGGTGAGTCCCTTACCGCAGATTGGACATTTCACAATTCCCGAAAGCAGGTGCACATGGCCACCGTCTTCTGCCTTTTTGTAGCGTCCGGCGATTTCAGTTCTCTTTGCATGAACGCTATCCCACACTTCAGGCGAAACAACAATCTCATGCTTACCCTCAGCCATGATGATATTATCCTCATCCAGCTTTATGGTCTTTCCATCCCTGTCCTTCTTATTGGTTCTTCTGTTGTAATAAACTCTTCCACAATAAAATGGATTGTCCAGGATTCTTGATACAAACTCATAAGTGAATGGCTTCTGCTCTCCTTTTCCAGAGATACGAACCAGATTGCTTTTGTTCAACTCATATGCCACAGCAGAAGCTGACATGTTTTCCTGCTGATATAGCTCATATATCTTTCGGATCACTTCTGCTTCAGGCGGAACCAGAACCAATTCATGGTTAACGTTCTTATAACCATAAGGAACTGCACCACCAGTCCATCCGCCTTCAAGCATCTTTTGTATTTTTCCGGCCATAAACTGAACAGTAATATTTTCTCTTTCCATTTCAGCAACTGCAGAGAGAATAGCCAGTGTCAATCTGCCACCCTGTGTAGATGAATCAATAGATTCCTCGACACTCACGAGATCAATACCAAAGTCTTCAAGAAGCTGTATCGACTTCAGAATATCAGCTGCATTTCTTCCGAAACGTGACAACTTGAAGACCAGAACAAATGAAATATCATCCTTCTGGCTCTTGATATCAGTCATCATCTGTCGGAATGCTGGACGACCTTTTATATTCTTGCCGGATTTGCCGGCGTCACAATAGCTTCCGACAATCTGCAGTTCCCTATATTCCGCATATGCCTTAAGGCTTTCTTCCTGTGCATCAAGGCTATACCCTTCAGTTTGAGCGGTGGTGGAGACTCTTGTGTAGATATAGCATTTCTTCAATGATCTCCGCCTCCTTTCTTTGGGTGTTGCTCTTTGTCACACAGTAGTTCCTTGTTTGATACTATACCACGATATCGACAGTTTTTCAATACGGTTTTCAAATGAAAAACCGGCAATAGGAATCCTCCCACTGCCGATTTCTCACCACGCTTGAATATGATTTACTCTGCAACTATATCTTCTGACTCTTTGTTTGCTTCCAATCGTTCTTTCTCTTCAATCTTTGCAAGAACCTTTTTACCGTACTTTTGTATCATACGCGCCATGAACTCAGCAGCAATAATCATATTCTGTCTGGATTTTTCATCGTCTTCCGGCATACATACCTCAATGCCGTTCTTCATGAATGTTGTCATTCGTGGCACCTCCAGGAATCAAAGTGAGATTCTTCCCTCCTATCTTCCTAAGCGCCTTTTCGAAAGATTTTTCCGGTCTGAAGGCAAAAAAGTCAGCAGAGACTTTTATCCCTGCTGACTACCATTTATATTTCTTCTCTGTTTTCAATTCATACCAAGAGATATCTTAATCTTGCGGCAACTCTTCTAACCATTTGTTCGCAGTTTCCCTATTGTGTTCACAATTAATACAAAGACCGCTCCATTTTATGGACCTTCCGTTACCTGAGGTTTCTGAGAATCTGCGATTGCATGATGGACAGGTAACAGTACCTCCACCTCCTCCTTTATCTGCAGGCCCCTGGATAGAGACACAGGCAATTATAGTTAACACCATAATTGCTACAAATCCAACAACACAACCCCTCTCTATTTCTTTATTACGTGTCTCACTTTTAAACGGCTGTTTCTTAAAAACAACTATATATCCAATCACAAAAGCAACTAATAATATACTCAGAAACAACCCCAAACTTGTATAACCCTTAATAAAAATATCCGTCAGTGCTCCGAGCGACAGCATTATTAGCGGAAATAAAATAATAACCCATAACCCAAGATACATCAACAGCATCACATTTCCCCACTAATGGATTCATTGATAAGCTTTGCCATATCATTTATCGTCTCACACAGATTCTGTACAGTTTCTGGTGCAATTTCGTCAAATGGCATATAATACCTACAAGCAACCTTCAAATTTGTATCAGATTCCAGTCACGCACATGTCACACAGTAATGACGGCCAGCAGAGAAACATATCTCCACCAGCCGTCATTCTTAAATCTTGCGGACAAAATCCAACGAGATCCAACCTATTCCGCTCTTCAGCCTGCCCCATCCGGCAGAGCTGCCTTTGCCACTTCTC